CCGCAGACTTCAGTACTTGTTTCATAATTTGTTCTCTGTTTTCTAACCATACCCGGTTTTCGAGAACTTTCATAGCCGTTTGTACGCCTTGTTCATCTGGAGCCATTCCAGTCATGTATTGTTTGATCTCAGGAATGTAACGGTCTAGATCCTCTTTGCTTACCGCGAAGTCTATAGTTACATCTCCAACATCTTCTACATTAACTTTAATAGGAATAGATTTCATCTTCTCTGGTACTTGTGCTAACACATTTTCCCATTGTTGACTTCTCTCATCCATAGCCCGTTGGCTATCATTGCGTTGCGTTTGCAAATATGTGAAATAATCCTGGTTAGTATCGAACTCCTTTCTTTTGTTTTCAATACTTTTTAACGCTTTCTGTGCTTCAATGCGAAGCCCAATAGGCATTTCATCAACTGAATCGAACGTAGAGTCCACATCCATGTTGTTTTTGTGAGCCACGTATTCCATTACGCGGTCCAAACCAAGACCTGCTAATTCCTTATCGTTTAGAATTTCTAAAATAGCCAAAGCCTTTACAGGATTGGTTTTCAGAGAATCATCTGATGTGTTAAGGATTGTAGTAGCTAAATTCAAATCGTCAATACCAGTAGTACGAACGAAGTTGTTTAGGCGGTGGATAGTATCGTTTGCAAACGGATTTTTAATATCACGTGCAAATGGAACAATGTCCTCAACCTCTTTATACCTAGCAGCATCATCCTTATATCCTTTTGACGCTTGAACATAACTCTTTAACTCATCTACTGAATTAAAGCCTAGTTCTGATAGGTCAAATGATGGTGTTGATTGCGGCTCCGAACTTGGTTCATCTGAAGAAACAGCAGCCAACTCCTCTTGAGTTACAACTGGTGTTTCAATAGCTGGTTCTTCCGAAGCTTCTGGCATTGTGTATTTTTGCATCTCCTGTTCGATGCGATCTTGTGACCACCCTTCGATAGCCGCATTTGCAGCAACATCTGCTGGCAAATAGTTGTTTTCGTTACCTTCCATGTTATTATAGATTACCTGATATTTCTACCTCTTTTTGCTTTTCCAGAGTACCCTCCTGTGCAAGTTCAGCCATTCTGTGGTTGTGCTTAACCTGCTCAAGTAGTGCCTTTTGTTGATACTCCGTAAGCATTTGTTCTGTTTTCAATTGTTGAACAGCTATGTCAGCTTGAGCTTTAGCCTGTTGAGCCATCATAGCTGATTGCTGTTGAGCCTGCGCGTTCATTTGCATCATCTTCTCCTTTTGCGCCTGAATTTCACGCTTAGAACGCTCTTCTGATAATGTTAAGTACCATGAAGCAAACTCATCGTTACCCTTCTCGAGCTCCTTCTCAATAAAGAGATAGTCGCCCATTGTAATTCCAGGCTGACCGCTTTTACCTACTTTCATAGATTCTAGGGCGGCTTGCATAATGATCTGTTTACGTTGAGTTGTAGGAGTTGAAATTAAAGTAATTCCGATTTGGTCAAGAGTCAAATCCTCAAATGAATTTAAGGCATTCATCTTCTCAGTACCTAATAGATTAGAATAATACTTCTCTACATCCTTATCAAACTTAATGTTTGTTCTAGTCATAAGGATAGCCTTTCTAGCAGCCTTCTCCTTAAATCTCATCAATGCCTTTTTAAGAGGATACATCGCATGGTTAGTTGAATCAACTTCCATTTGAGCTACTCCTAATCCCTGCTCTGAATTATTAGTCGGTTGAGCAGCCATAGCAGGAGTAATACCTGCAAGGTCCATGATACGATTCATATCATCCTGCCAGCAGGTTAACCACTCTTGGAGTTGTGGTCCGATACCTCCAGGAAGCTCCTGAATAGAATTAGCTCCACCACCTTTATTCAAGATGTCTGTCTTAGATTGAATGAACTGATTACCTGTTTGACGACGGATACGAATAAGCTCTAACGGAGTCATCTTACCAAAGCCCATATCCATATTAGACAACAGTCCAATATCAATCATAAGACCTTTAGGTGCAGCACTCCATTTAGCGGCTTGCAATTTAATCCAAGTCAACATTAAAGAATCAAGATGCGGCTTCCATCTTTCAACGATAGCCTTTCCTGGGATGCGCTCAAAGAAATAGCTTAACGCTACGTTTCCTTTAGAGTCACGCATCATATTCTTTTGCATACCGTAATCGTAAACGAATCTAGTACCCAAAATATAATTTCCTGTGTACAAGTTCTGCACGCAGGTTACATCTGTCTTTCTCTTACGTCCGTCAGCATACGGCTTTTTGATAACACCATACTCTTCAGGAGCGTATACATAAGTGCCGTCCTTCTTCTCACGACCTGTAAAATAGTCGTAGTCATTAGACTTATACTCAAAGTGAAGAACTTCAACAACGAAATCCTCCCAAATATAACGTCCTGTTACAGGATCCTTTCTATTGAAGTTGAAATCCTTATCGCTATAACCTTGAGTTTCATAGTATATTCTAGCAAGCTGCTCAAGGTCTTGTGGACTAGCACCAAGGTTAAGAAGCTTATGCTTAATATCCTTGATCTGAACACGCTCGATATGACCTGCAAATGCCGGTTCTGCTTCTTCACTCTCATCAATATATGCTGTTACAAATGCTGCTGGATTGATGAACTTCATCTTTGTAGATCCATCATCGTCTGTATAGACACGTCCAACACAAAAATTAGTTTCAACTAACTTCTCAATTGTTCTCAATCTAATCTTATCCCAATCACTAATTTGAAATACATGCTCTGCGATATCAGCCATTGCCATTTCTAGCGGCAACTTAAATCCGTGATATCTTTCGTACATGTCTAATTCCGTTTCGTTAGCAGGGACCCAAGGATACTCTTTAGTAGGAAGTCCAATCTCCTTACGCATAGGATTGATTAACTTATCTTCATAGTACAACTTCCACTTCTCGTATGCCTTTTGGTAGTTAGACTCCTGATTCAAAGATTCAACATGAACCTTAAAATCACTTGCACTAAGCATAGACTTAATTGTAGAAATGAATTTAGGAGCAGGGCTCACAATCTCATAACTTACGTTTGTATATGCCTTACGAGAATATTCCGTGAAGTTTCTATCTGTACTATTCTTATCATTCTTAGTTCCTAGGAACCAGTCACGATACGGAGCAGACGACTGTCTTGACTCAGCATAGTCAGTCATCATTTGAAACCATCCTGTAGCACTATGGCCAAACAGAGTTCTTCCATTATACCATCTTGAATAGATAGCTTGACCTACTTGGCTAATAAAGCTAAGCGACTCTTTTTGCTCTCTAGGTACATTATCGGACGGAAAACCGATTATTTCGCTGAATTTCAACATTGGTTACAAATATAGATATAAGAGTACGCTAAAAAACATACTTTTTGATTTTTATTCAACCTAATCAAAAAATTCTAGCAGGTTATCCATAACTCGCGTTGAATTAGCCTCTTGCAGGTATTTAGGGAAGGCGCTCTTGGATCCAAGCAGGGCCATTCCACCTGCTGCGAATAAGTCATAGTTAGTCATCTCGCTAGGGTCATTAATTTCAAGACACTCTTCAAGAAGCTCTATGTGGTTATCATTCTTACCGAATAGTCGGATGTAGTTCATATACTCGGTGAAGATTTGTTCCTTGTCGGCTTCCGTAGTGTATCGGCCGGGTGCTTGAGCTAATTTACCATTAGCGTCTAGGTCATTTAGCAGATACCCCTCGTAACCCCACTCGCGGAACTTCTCAATAACTATAGGTACGTTACGTTCAGGATACACATGAGCTCCAAACAGGATAGCCAATTTTAACATATCCTCGCAGTAGGTATTACCGTCATCAACACGAATGTTATAGGTTACAACAAACTTATTGCTTATCCATTGGTCAACCGGTTTATCCATGCTGTCATACGCAGGATCATGCTTGTAAAACATAGCACCACCACCATTAGATTTCCTGCGGCCCTTTACGTCCCGATTATTGAACTTAAATGGGTCACACCCTAAGATATATCTATTTACAACTTCAGGTGAAGGATACCACGTGTTTGCCTCGCTATCGAAGTACTTCTTATTCCTCTGTTCCTCTGACGGAATGTACGAAACAACATACTTACCTTCAGGGTCATCTGTCACACGAACATTACTTCCAAATGCACCTACCCAGTCTAGGCGAACCGTTCTAGTTCTAAACAGACGGTCAAACTTCAACTGATTAATACGTGTTCTTAAAATAGAAAGGTCGAAGTTGTTGTTCTTACTTGCTTTAGAGGCGGCTTCCTGAAGTGTCCAGGGGTTATCTCGAATCTCTCCGTTCAAACGAAGATCAAGTCCCTTCTCCTCCAAATCCTTCCTCGTGTTCATTAGGATTGTTTTGGCTCCTCTGGAAACCATGTTTCCCTCCAAATTTCTAATAGGCTCCACTGGATCTTCAATGATTGAGTTGCCGTACTCGTCCACACATTCGTCATACCCGTCGTATGCAGGCACGAAAAGGGTGAATAGTCCGCTTGTTGTAAATCCGTTTTCGTTTCGCTCATCGTAATATGAAGATTTAATTAGGTCAAAAAATTCCTTACCACCACCTGCTTCAAACTCACCAAGAGTTGAAGTGAACATAGCCAATCCATTAATACGCAAACCTTGTGATAAACACTTGCGTACAACGTCCTGCCATCTTCTCGGAATGGAAACACCGCTATCTCCGTGCTTACCACCCTCATCATCAAGGTAGGCGTGCAGCTTCTGTCCATCAAAAGCCCTTTCGCTAGATGCACGCGATTCAATCCAACCATCATGGCTAGCAATCCTGTTCTGGGAAACACCCTGCGTTCTTGCGGCCGGATATGTAAACGACAGCTTCTCTTTCGGGAAGTCGGTTCCATCATGCGCCGGCTTCAGGAAGAAGGGAATCTTTCTCCACGGCTTAACAACCTTATCTATGTAAACGTCCTCCTTAGCCTGGCGTTCTGTAATAGATTGGATACCACCCTTCTGCTGTTTACGCTCTGTGGTTATGCAGTATAATATACAGGCGGCTTGCGAAGTTGCTCCGATACGACGGCGTTTAGGGAAGATATATCCGTAGCAGGTTCTGTAACCCATATCTACAACATACTTACCCTCATCAACATACGCAGCAGGATGCTTTGAAGCAAATTCTTCTGCGTTCTTTATGCGTTGAAAGAACTTTGTCTTAATGTTTCCCTCAAACCTATATGTAACTCGGTATTTGTATACCGCATCTGTTGTTGTGTAGCAGTACTTTGCAAATAGGAATATGCGGCGATCCAAATCTCGATACCACGGAAGTGAATCTTGACGTGTTTCATTTTGGATATCCCAATAGTTTAGATACACGTAATGCCAACCGTCTATGTAGGTCGGAACTCCGTTATTAAAAAACCAATACCCTTGATACCTGCGTTTAATCTGAACCTGAATCCACTCAATCTCATTTCTGTATTCAAGACGATTAGATTCTAGCTCCGCGTAAATATCCTCCTGTGTAACCGCCTCCCTCTTCTTTAGCTTATTTTTCTTTCGGATAATATCCTGTATGCTCTTTAGCTTTTCAGGAACCTCCTCATGCTTAAACTTTTGGTTCTTTGGATGCAGACCATATCCGTCAATTAACTGAACTGCCTCATCCCACTCTTTTCCATAAAAGGATTCAACAGTAGGAAGCTTAACCTTAACTGTTTCAAGAATAGGGTCATGCTCGTGATACACGGCATACTCCTGCTCTCGCTTATATTCGCTATGCCATTTACTAGTTGCCAACTTCTGGGAACATTAGGTTTGATTTCATCTTTGATGGCGGCCTCGAATCTGGAGCAAACATCATATATTCCTCCGGTCTAATTCCAAGATTGTCTTGAGCAAGGAATTTTGTAATCTCATTCTCAAGAGCCTTTGTTGTTTCACCCTGCATGAATCGTGTACGAGCATCACTTAGCTGCTTACGAATAGATTCAATGTTGGCGATGTGGTTCTTCTGGTCTACCGCATCCTCCGGCATAGACATCTCAAGAAGGTCATACAGAATTTCCTCTGCACGAATCATAATAGCCCAATCCTCAGGTTGCTGCAATCTAAGGAAAAGAACAATCTTCGCTCGCACATTAGCGTTCTTGTTTAGAAGAACATCATTGTATATCTGTGGATACGAACCATCCGTTTCAGGCTCAATACCTAACTCTCTTAATGCCCAAGTCTTTCTTTTACTTAACTGTGGATAAGCATCTATACCTGGACTTCCTGGGCTGTACATCAATATGATATATCGAAGAACAAAGTCGGGAGTTATCTCAGGCGGTAATCCAAAGTTATTGGCGAAAACAGTTCCGTGCTGCGCAAGGTCAGGAAATTTGAATACAACCTGTTCCGTACTTGGAACGCGGTCGATTCTGTATTTCATTTTAGAATACTTATTCTCCATCTATCTTTGCCATTATAATGTGCGACTGAATAAAAACAAGTGGGTCTAATGTCCTGTTGTATGAAAATTCCAAGTCAACAGGAGCTCCTCTAAATGTCTTTACTCTTTCTCCCACTTCGCAAGATACTGATTTCCACCCACTTTTGAAAGGAAAGTTTTTCTTCCAATCATATCGTATATCACCACTCGGCGTATAGACCACGTCAAAGATATCCGGCTCATCACCTGAAGCTCCTTCAAGATGCTCAAGGATAATAAACTCACTAATCTTTTTCATTGGAACACGCTTGCAAATTATGTAGTCGTTTAGCGCAAGGAATCCACTATTATCCTTTCTTAATACAAGCTCCTTGTATGGAACGATTAAAAGATGGACCATCTCCTCACCCTCTTGATAGGCAAAGTAGAAACTCTCATCCCTCTGCACGGTACAGATCTTAGCAATAGCATCAGGCGTAAACCAAACCTCATCACCAACCTTAACCTCAACAGGGCCGTCCCATGAATAGTTAAGAGGACCAAGGTCCGCTTTTGGATGAACCGAAACAACAGTCCCGTGTCTAGCGCCTAACATAACTCTAGCCTCGTCACTTACCGCCTGAAGAGATATCCTAGCGTTGTTAAAAACAATGTCTGATGTAATGACGTATGGTATGCGAACCAATACTCTTCCAACACCAACATTTAACGATAGCGCCTCCTCCTTCGTAATTATCATAATATCTTGATTTAGTAGGGAATAACTTCCTGTTATTTGCTATTACCCTTAATGTATTTTTGTTTTGCCTTACCTTCCTGTTAAGATTAGGAGCGTCATCGGATGCTCCTTTTCTTTTTACACAACCTCTCCGTTAATAATCATCCTGTTATCCACCGAAAACTTTCCTGTAGCATCGAATTTAACTATGCAAAATCCATGCACCCAATCGTTATGTGGCATATAGTCAGGATTCAACTCACATAGACAGCCTGTTGTAAACGCTCCATGTATATTATCTTGTATATCTCGTGTCACAAATTCCGACTTTCTGTGGAAGTGACCGCATACAGTATTTCTCTTTGTTTTTAAGTATAACGCTCTTGCCGGCTGAACCGTTCCTCCTCCTCTGTACTCATGTCCGTGTATGATACACAAGTCACCAGCTAACGCAACTGTTTGAGATTCAACTAGCTTAACTCCATTCTCTCCAAATCTCAGAAGCATTTGAAGTTCAAACTCATCTGTATCAATCCACTCTGGAGCCTTAATGGTTAACCATCTCTCTAGTCTATGTTCATGGTTTCCAATCTTATAGTAGATTCCTGCGTTAGGGAAGGCGGCTCTCAATTCTTTGAGGAACCATCTACCCTGCTCAAGTTCAACCTTCATCTTTGGCTTGCTTGGATCCTTATCAAAGCTAGACAACGCATAAAAGTCTAGGATATCTCCATTTAGATAAATGCAATTTACATTGTTATCTATTCCATACTGTACAGCCGCCCTTAACGCATCCTCATCGTGATATGGGAAATGTATATCCGACAAAACAAGAATATTGTTGTGATGAATTGGTAGTGTTAAAAAACTAGGCGACGACTTATATGATTCAGGTATATTGCTAAAAGGAGTATAGTTATAGGTTAATGGTCTTTGCAAATCAGGCTTAACCGACTTTCTAGTTTCCTTACCACCCAATCCAGCATGGTTTTTAAGAAGTGAGCGTGCGTGATCTACGCTATTAAAAAGCATATCGTTATCAGCAAACATCTTTTTAGCAATGGTAAGGATTGGAAGCTTCGGGTATTTCTTTAAATACTCTATAGCAACTTTACCTGTAGTTGACGGTTTATTAGCCATTTTAGTTGAATTTGAATTTGTCCCTGCCTGATAGAAAGTTGCTGTATATCATAGCAAGTTCTTTTGCGTTTCCTCGCAGAGTTAGTGTTTGACCTGATATTAAAGATACAAGGGTAGATTTTAACGAAACCTCCCCTCTTGAGTTTAGATTATTTGATATATACAAAACGTCAGCTATTGAAAAATAGCAGGGCGACCACTCAGAAACAACTCCATCCTCCCTTGTTTCGTCCATGTCATACTCCATTAGTATGAAGCAGTGCAACATACCGTTGTTATCTACAGCAAAGTTGTTTGACATGTTTACGAAATTATGCAATTTATTCGACATAGGTTCTAGATGTTAATATCTACAAAAACAAAAAAGGGGGTTGACCCCCCTTTCTGTTCAATCATCTTAAAACGGTAGATCATCATCTGATGTTACCGGTGCGGCCTTTTTCCCTCCTGCCTGTTTAGGAGCCGCCTCCTTAACTTCAATCGAATATACATTCAAACTTGTATAGTACTTTTCCTTGTACTCCTTAGAACGAATGTTAAACTTAACTTCTGACACATCACCAACCTCTGGAGTCATAACGCTGTCTAGCGATTTACCTCCGATTGTAAACGCGTATGTGTCTGTGTAGGTATTACCACCTACTGATTTAGAGTTCTCAAGTACGAACTCAATGAAATCAAAATTGCCGCGAGTTTGCTTCTCGCCGACTGCTACCACCTTTCCTGTAATATTAAACATAGTATATAATTTTCCACAAATATAGTAGGTTATTCTACATTTACCAAAATATTTTTATTAACACGGTGTTTATATGTTTATTTGTTGCATTCATATTTTTTGATTGTATATTTGCCATGTCGAAAGACGGTTAGAGTAGCAGCTAACGAAAAGCATTATAATAGCCCTGTGATTTAGGACGTGTCTGCTACCACTCCTAAGTCACGGGGTTTATTTTTTAACACTATGAGTTTACATTCTTTTGAAGTTGAGCATGCAAGGAAGTATGGTTTAGCAGAGGCAGTTTTAATCAAGAACTTTAAGTTTTGGATTGAGCATAACATAGATCAGAAATATAACTTCAAGGACGGAAGAACTTGGACCTATATATCTTTAAGGGAACTTGCTAAGAACTTTGACTATCTTTCAGAGAAGCAGGTTAGAACTGCTATTGAGCATTTAGTTAATGACGGTGTTATCCTAAAGGGCAACTATAACAAACTTGCTATTGACAAGACCTTATGGTATGCTTTTGTGAACGAAAGTGAGTTTGTCAAGCCATATGACCGAATGGAAACTCCATTTGCCCAATCTGGCAGACCAGATGCCCAAGAGGTCAAAGCAATACCAGATACACTAAACATATACAGTAATACAGATATTAAGAAAGAAAATATAAAAAGAAAGAAGGCGGCGAATGAATTTGTTCCACCAACCGTTAGTGAAGTTAAGCAGTACTTTCTTGAAAAGGGATATTCTCCTTCAAAGGGGGAGCAGGCTTTCAACTACTACAACTCGAATGATTGGAAGGACAAAAATAACAAGCAGGTTCTTAACTGGAAGATGAAGATGCAACTTTGGTTCAAGCCGGAGGACAAAATAGACGTCACTCGACTTAAATTTGAGGTCGATAACCCGGAGCAGTATGAAGGATTTAATAAATACCGCCACTACAACGAGGATGTGCTGAAGGAACTTGTGGACGGAATATGGCACTACCAAACTCGACCAATAGGATTTAAAAAGGGATAGTATGATGACACCACGGCAAAAGGCAAAGCGGCTTATAGGAGCACACGGCTTCAAGGGGGCCTACAAGATTGCACACGAAATGACAAACGAGGTTGGATGGCTAGCACTAGTAGCTCCAACAAAAGACATGAGCGATGAATACAAGAACGTAAGGTTCTATTGGGACACAGTTAAAGAAATAGTACAAAAGGAAGAATATGGCAGCGGAGAAGATTTATAACCTAGAAAACAGAAAGACATACATCATCAACGCTGAAAGACGCGGTGAGAATAGTATGTCCTGCCCAGTATGCTCTGGGGATCGCAAGAAGAAAAGCGTTAAGTGCATGAGCTTCAACACGATAGAAGGAGTTGGGCATTGTAACCACTGCAACGCACGCTTTGTACGCAAGTCGGAGGAGCAGGAGCAGCAGAGATATGCTCGACCTGTAGCGCAGTCAAACCCAACGGCTCTACCCGATAAGATTGTGGCGTGGTTTAAGGATCGCGGCATCTCATCTTCTACGCTGATTGATTTCAACGTGGAGAGTGGAAGGATGTTCTTTCCACAGGTAGCACAGGAGAGGAACTGTATTCTGTTCAACTACTACCGCGATGGGGAGCTAATCAACATCAAGTATCGTGATGCCGAGAAGAATTTCCGCCTAGTCAAGGATGCCGAGCTGATATTCTACAATCTTGATAGTATCAAGGATGAGTATGTGATTATCACGGAAGGTGAGCTAGACGCAATGGCCTACCATGAGGTTGGAATCACATCTGTTGTATCGGTTCCCAATGGAGCATCCAAAAACAACCGTCTACAGTATGTCGACAATTGCATTGACCGTTTTGACAACGTGAAGGTAATCTACCTTGCAACAGACGATGACGAACCGGGCCGCATTCTTCAGGAGGAGCTCGCTAGACGCTTTGGAAAGGATAGGTGTAGGAAGATATCATTCTTTGGAAAAAAGGACGCTAACGAGCTTCTATTGGAGGACCGTCTTGCGCTACCTGAAACTCTGGAAGCCGCAGAAGAATATCCATTGGAGGGAATCGTAACCATAGATGGCATAGCGGACGATATTTGGCGGCTACGAAGAGAGGGTTTGAAGCCAGGGTGCGACATCTCAATTGACGCGTTCAACGAGCTACTCACCTTTGTACCGGGATATGTTACAGGAGTTACAGGAATACCGAACCACGGTAAGTCCGAGTTCCTAGATCAGATAATGGTAGACCTATCGGTTAAGCACGGCTGGAGATTTGGAATCTTCTCTCCTGAGAACTATCCACTTCAGCTCCACTTCTCGAAGGTGGCTAGCAAGCTGGTAGGTACGGCGTTCAATGATATGGGGGACCGAGAAATCATAGCCGCCATGAACTACTGCCGTGACAACTTCTTCTACATAGCTCCCGAAGAGGATAATAGCCTAGACAGCATAATAGAACACGCCAAGAGCCTAGTTAAGAAGTATGGAATTAACGCAATCATCATAGATGCGTGGAACAAGCTAGACCACACCTACCAAACCTCAGAAACCCAACACATCTCCAAGGAGCTAGATAAGTTAATCGACTTCTGCCGTAAGAATAGTGTACACGCCTTCGTTGTTGCCCACCCGACCAAGATGTCGCGTGATCCAAAGACGCAGCAGTACAATGTAGCTACCCTGTATGATATGGCAGGCAGTGCCCACTTCTATAACAAGTGTGATAACGGTATATCGGTGTATCGCCACTTCTTTGAGGATGGTGGTTCGATGCCGGAGATATTTGTACAGAAGGTGAAGTTCAAACATTGGGGACGTCAGGGAAGCCGCGAGATGCAATACGATGTTCCTAGCGGTAGATATTATGTAGTTGGAAAACTCAACAAAACTTCCTATCTTAGCACCGAATTTAACCAACAGGAATTTGAGCTATGATATCTGACTTAACATCGTGCGTGAAACCACACCTAATCATTCAGTTTTTGGAAACAATAGTTAACGGTGAGGTCGACACCCTAAAAGACGATGCTAAAAGAATGCTAGACGGCATTAACAATACACTTGACATCTCTGATAACCCGGATCAATTTATTAATATCGCCCTATCATCTTGTGCGGCTGTGTTTAACACAAGTCCTGAGGAGATCATGTCAAGAAAGAGAAACAGCAACATCATAGATGCAAAGAGATCCTACATGTGGATTCTGAAAACGACATTAGGCTGCACGCACCGACTAGTTTCGGAAACGCTAAAGATGCACCACAGCTCGGTAATCCATCATCTGAACACGGTAGACAACTACCTGATGTACAACGCCGACTTCCGAGCTAAGATAAACCAGGTGGTGATAGATCTAAAGCAGATTGGCTACCACGTTCCTTCAGAACAGTTTGTCAAGCATGTAAACAAGGCGGAGCAGAAGAAGAGTCGAATCCGCGAGAAGCAGAAGAGAAATAGAGTATAAGTAGTATTAGGGATAGGCGGCTAACCTAGTAAATTTGGAGCCGCTAAAAATCTAAACTATGGACAACAAACTAAACTTTCTAAAATCCCAAATATCTGTATTCAATCCAACATGGACAAAGGAGCAGGTAGAAATGGAGGCAATACGAATTAACAATCAAGCAAACTCAATCGACGATGATGACGAGGGGTGTTTGTATTGTGGTTCTTAAAACTGTACCTGCCTAAAACGCAGAGTCCCTTGCAGATGGTCGCGACATCGTTGCAAGTAGCTGTGATAGACCTCGCAAAGGATGCTACCATATAACACCAAGCTAAAGTCGGGTGTAACTTTAAAACCAAAAAGAATGAGTAGCAAGAATCAAACCTCGGTAGATGTCCTCTTCGAAATACTATGGGAAACTCCAAGAGATAAGTGGGAGTGGAACGCAGTACTCAAGGAGGTGAAGGAGATGCATCAGAAGGAGATTGAAGAAGCATACGTAGATGGTCAAACTATTTCAAATGCCTATTCAGGAGCGTCAGATTACTACAACGAAACATTTGAATAGTTATGACACCAAAGGAAAAGGCCAAAGAGCTAATGGACAAGTATTGGATATATCTACGAGCAGGACTGCTTTACGATGAGGAGGCTAAGGAGGATGCGAAGCATTGCGCAATAATAGCTGTGAAAGAAATGCTAGAGGAGGTCAAGGAGCATAAGTATGACGACAGCTCCGCCATCAGAATCATATACTGGTTTAAGGTAATCAAAGAAATAGAAAAGCTATGAGCAAAGTGACAATAGAATTTGACCGAGTAGAAGAGGCAGAAGAACTGCGTGTCGCATTAGACGGATGGAAATACAAGATGTTCCTCTGGGAACTAGACCAAAAACTCCGTAGCGTGCATAAATACGGAGCCGCCCTCGAAGGGACAGGAGAAGCCACTCCAGAAGAAATGGATGTGTGCTACAGATTGAGAGAGTACATCCGCCAGGAACTACAGGACAGTAATTTAACAATAGAGTAGATATGGAAAAGAAACAAACTGCGGTTGAATGGTTAATTGAAAAAATCCATAAAGATTTAATTCATAAATCAATGGGGCAAATTTATGCCCAAGCCAAGCAAATGGAAAAGGAGCAGATGATTGAGTTTTTAAAAAAAGCTCCAATAAAAACAGGACTTCTACAAGAGGGCGGTACTTATTATAGAATTGACGCAGAGAGTCATTACAACGAAACTTACGGAGATGACAACAAGTAGACAGACGGCATTAGACTGGCTATTGGAACAGTGGCCAGTACTTGAATCTCAAATACCTTCAAGGATAATAGAACAGGCTAGAGAAATAGAAAAGAGGCAGATCATGGAGGCGGTGTACGATTCTATGGGAACCAACTTTGATCCTAACATGGGAAGAGCAGAATTATACTACAACAAAACTTACGGAGGTCAAGATGAAAACTAAAACGGTAGAAAGGCTAATGGCTGAGGCACCTGAGGATGTTAAGAAACAAGTAAGTGAATGGTCTGATAAGTTAGTAATGCGCAATGAAAAAATAAATGCAATTACTGAAATCTTGAACCGTCTTATGATCCATCACGGCTACTCAACAGATGAAGCAGCGGAAGATATTTATGAATTGTTTAATGATAACATAGGAGGTCAATATGAGTGATATATCGAAGTGCAACCCAGGGACAAATTGTCCCCACAAAGAAAAGTGCTACCGTTTTACAGCACCGGCTGATGAATACCGTCAGGCGTATTTTGTAGATCCTCCAATCAAGGCAGACGGAACCTGCGATATGTTCTGGGGACAGACTCAGACAGACATCTTAACACAACTCAAGGAGATCGTCAAGGGATAGTTTGACAAAAAAGTTTGCTCATTTTGACTTTTTAATGTATCTTCGTGAAAAGTCAACATAATGATATACTTTATCCAACACACCGATTTTATAAAGATCGGCTACACAAAAGAAATACATAAGCGGTTAGTAGGCCTACAAGTTAGCTGCCCAGTAAAGTTGAAGGTCCTTGGTTTGATTCCAGGTACCTTTGAAGATGAGTCAAAACATCATATCATGTTTGAACATTTGCGTTATCATGGCGAATGGTTCTCTGCTGATCAGGAGATTATAGACTTCATAGCAAAGCAGAATACTGACTTAATGTGGAAGCATGGGTTCCAAGAACAGGAGTATAATGAAATGGGTATACTCAAAGAATGTAGAAAAAGAGAACGACTTTCCCTAGAAAGGTTAGGTGAAAAATTAGGTCTTTCTAAGCAGAGTATTCAGAGCATGGAGAAAAGAGCCTTGACTGGCAGAATCACTTTAGGTGCCTTAGTTAAAGCATTATACGCTATGGGGTACAGGTATGACTATAGAGCAGTTAAAATCAATCCAGATAAGTAAGCTGTCGTCACAATAATTTTGAAAATTGTGACAAACAAAGGACAGCAAACCTCATCCACTGGCAAATGTTTGATCGTGGAAAATACTCAACACCATTGTCAAGATGGTTAGCAGATGTAACCAACTGGATAGTAGAGCCACCCGGAACAATCGGAAACAGCCCTTCCACTTTAGAGTGTTTCACAGGCTAACACATTGGTAATCAATAACATGAGTTTTGTTCCAC